ACAGCTAAGACTAAAGTGTTCTTCTCTGTTGCTTTCGAAGGAAGCGACAGTACTGATCACTATATCAAAGGTGAAGCATTTATTGGCGGATTAGCACCGACAGCATCTATGGATGCTGCCGTTTGGTTAACGCCGATCGAGCTGATTGTGGATGGTGAACTAGAAGCAGATACTGTAACTTAATAACCGATAAACAATATATGACTCCTCTCTTTGAGGGGAGTTGTATTATTTGAGGACAAAGATATGAAACATAAATTCTTAAGAGGATTTGATCTAGAAGGTAAATGGACTAGACCTACTAGAATTATTCGTATAAATGGCGTAGAACACGACATGGACGAGTATGCAAAAGAGCATGGTATAGAACTACCTGATGCTAAGTCTAAAAAACATAAAGATATAAAGAAAGAGGTAAATACACATGCAGATATGGGAAAACAAGACCATTCCGGAGATCATAAAGTCGATGGAGATGGAGATAGCGAAGGCTAAAAATGAACTTCGTTGTGCTGAGAAAGATATGAGCAAAGCACAAAACAGGATAGCATTTACATTAAGTGCTATACATAATTTAAAAGATAGAGATATAAAGGAATAAAGATATGAAATTAAGCGAACTAGCACAAAAACCAAAATTAGAAAAAATCACAATCACTAGTGAAACACTTGTAGAGAAATACGGTGATGAACTAGACTTCTTCATTTACGATAGACAACCTATCGATATATTCACAAAATTAGCAGATGTTACCGAAGGTAATGCTACCGAATACATGGTTATTCTAAAAGATTTAATCTTGAATGAAGACGGTGAACCTGTGATGAGTGAAGAAAAATCGTTACCAATTGATGTCATGACAGAAGCCATGAAGTTGATAGGCGAACACCTGGGAAAGTAACATCGCATCGTATAGATGAAAAGAGTCGTGCTACAAACACACTCTTAATGTTAGACGCAGTAGCACAACGCTATAGTTACTTACCGAGCAAGTTGTTATGCGATGCTGATTCATTTGACATAATGGTTTATGATGTCGCTGTAAGTTACGAAAAAATGATTCGTGACAGGCAAGAAGGTAAGGTAGATCAGAAAATGTATGACCAGGCTGAATTAGAAGAACGATTTAGGTCAGTTAAAAATAGGTAGAACAATGTTTAGAATTAAAGTAGATAGTAGCGAAGTTAGGGATATGCTAAATGATCTTAGCGATATGCCTGATGATGTTATGGAATCTTCATTTAAGTTCTACAAGAAAGAAACACCTAAACGAACCGGAAATGCCAGAAACAAAACAACTTTACGCGGAGACAAAATCCGCAGTGGCTATCCTTATGCTGGAAGACTAGACGAAGGATGGAGTAAACAATCGCCTGACGGTATGACGGAACCTACCATAGAATACATGGAAAAAGAAGTCGACAGACAAGTGCGTAAAATAGGTAGATAGTATGGCTAAAAGTATTGAAGTAACATTACAGTTAAATGACAGAGACTTTATACGAGGTATAAGAGTTGCACAAGCACGACTTAGAGGCTTAGGTAGGACAGCAGGTACTAGTACAAGAGCTTTTGCTACACTAGGAAGTACAGCCGCAAGTAGTGTAGCACCACTTGTAGCCGCTGGTGCTGGTTTAGGAGCACTAGGTAGTGCATTTACTAAATCAACTACTTCAAGTATTAATTTTAGTTCTAATATAAGCAAAGTACAACAACAAGTCTTAGATGCACACTTTACATTTGAGGATGGTGGTGATTCAGTTAAGAGAATGGGCAACAACATGTCCGAAACCACTAGGCAAGGTTCTGGACTAGCAGGCACACTTGCTAGATTTGCCGGACTAGCAGTTGGTATTGGTGCTGTAGCAGTAGCATTCCAACAATTATCGAAGTCAGTAAGCACATCTGCACAATTTGAAACAATTGAAATTACTTTAAATAACTTGACAGGTAGTGCGGCAAAAGGTGCTAGAGCATTAGATGTAATCATAGAAAAAGCAACAGAACTACCTTTTGCATTTGAAGACTTAGCAGGCGCATCACCAGTATTATTAACAGTAAGCAAAAACCTAGAAGACTTCCAAAACAATATACAATTAGCCGCAGATATTGCCGCTAACTTTGGTATCCCATTTGATCAAGCCGCAAGTTCTTTACAAAGAGCATTTAGTGCCGGTGCAGCCGCCGCTGATGTGTTCAGAGAAAAAGGTGTATTAGCAGCCGCAGGATTTGAAGCAGGCGTAAGTGTAAGTGTTGATGAAACAATAGCAAAATTCAGAGAATTTGGCGAAGAAATTAACGGTGTATCCAAGAAGTTAAACCAATCGTTGACAGGTGCTACATCACAGGTAGGCGATGCTTTAACATTATTCCAAAAAGAATTAGGCGATGCAATAAAACCAGAACTAACAGCATTCTTACTTGCATTAACAAAAATGCTTAGGCAAAACAAAGCAGATCTAGATACATTTGCAGAAACCATTGGTACTAGGGTAGTAGAATCAATGATTACTTTTGGTAGAATAATAGCAGTAGCAGTAGATGGCATAACTATCTTTGGTAATGTAGTAGGAGCAATATTAGGTTTCTTGAACGAGAACTTCAAATTATTTGCCACAGCCGCCGCAGGTTATTTTGGTTTCTTTGCCGGTACAGCAATGTTAGCCGCAGTAAACGGTTTAAGAGCATTCGTAACCACAGTTAAGACATTAGATGCCGCAAACAAAGCCTCAGCCGCAAGTGGTGCCTTGCTTCAGGGTGTTATAGGTATAGGTATACCAAAATTAGTAGCAGGTATTACAGCCTCAACAGCCGCAATAGGAGCCGCATTACTATTATTGCCTGACACCGCCGTAGAAGCAGGAGAAGACATATTAGATTCATTGGGTGACCTAGGTGCTGGTGCAGGAGCACTAAGTACATTTGATGAATTGATCGAAGGCATGAAAACGGAATTGCAGGGATTACCACCTGTAGTAGAATCAACAACTGATGCATTAAATGAAAATTTTGTCGACATAGCCAAAAATGTTGGAGGCGCTACTGAATCCACCAAAACATTTGCTGATCAACTTAATGAACTAAAAGATGCAATAGACTTAGGTGCAGGCGGATTAGAAAAGTATAATCTATTATTAGAAACACTAAAACAATTCTTAGCAGACGGTAAAATAGGCTTAGAAGAATATGATAGATTGGTCAGAGACCTAGATGAAGCATTTATGCAAAATGAAGGTCTAAACAACTTCATTGACACACTAGCAGTAGCACAAAAATCATTAAGTGAAGACTTAGCAAGTGCATTCTTAGAAGGTAAAGATGCCGGAGATGCATTTGGTTCATTCTTTAAAACACTAGTCAAACAAATACTAGCAGACATACTTAGACTACAAATTATACAACCTATATTGGGTGCATTGTTATCACCATTCGGATTTGGCTTTGGTGCTGGCGGTAGTATAACTAAATTACCTTCAGGTAATGGTGGAGGATACACAGGATCAGGTGCTAGAGCAGGTGGTGTAGACGGTAAGGGTGGATTCCCTGCTATACTACACCCTAATGAAACAGTTGTAGATCATACCAAAGGACAAGGTATGGGTGCTGTACAAAACACAGCAGTAACATACAACATCAATGCCGTAGATGCTCGTTCATTTAAAGAACTAGTAGCAAGTGATCCAGAATACATATACAATGTTACCCAAGTCGGCATGAGGAGACAACCAAGATAATGAGCTTACAAACAATAGTAGATAACGCAACTTATGTTACAATATACAGAAAGAAGATTGCTGGACAATCAATATCAAGATCAGGTAGATTACTTACTTCTGAAGTAGTAAGTGCTGTACCATATCAGTTCACTAGCGGCATGCACGGTGGCTTACAATACAGTACTAACAGAGGACTTACAGAAGACTTAAATGCATTAGATGTAACAGAAGAAGCAACAATAGACATAGGTACGACTAATACTAGCCTTGCATACATCACAGCATATCAAGGAGATAGTACAGGTATAGGAAGTGTTACTTGCGTATCAGCAAGTGGTTCAACTCTAACAGTAAATGCCAGTAGTGCAGGTAGTGGCACATTCTTGTTTAAGAAAGGTGACTACATACAACCAGCAAGTGGATATAGATACCCATATCAAGTAACAGCAGATGTAGCCCATACTACTTCAAGTAGTGTTGCTATACCATTAAGCAGACCATTCATACCTCAAGACAGTTATACACTAAGTGGCAAAGGAATTGTAGTAGGATCAGCGTGTACATGGAAAGTTAAAATGGTAAACAAGCCTAAGTATAGTGTTATACCTGGAGATTTATTACAATTTGACTCTGAATTTGAATATTTAGAGTTCATTAGAAAAGAGGACGGTTAATGGCTACCACAATCACAGAAGTTGAAGCAAATAACATTAAACATTGTTTGCTTATTCAACTACAAATAGATACAACTACATATTATGTGTCGAATAGTTGGAAAACAATTACATACGATGGAAATGACTACACAGAACTAGGAGCATTCTTAGGTGTAGGTGAGTTCCAAGAAGATATTAAGACAACTAACGGTGATTTAAGCATGATTTTGACAGGAATACCAGCGGGTAATGTGCAAACAGTCCTGCAAAACCCTGTAAAAGGTGGTGCTGTAACTATATTTAGAGCATTTTTTGACGATAACTATGCAGTTACTAATGTATATCCTCGTTACAAAGGTGTTATTACTAACTATGCTATATCTGAGAATGTTGATTTAGAAAATGGTGACATAACAAACAGCGTATCAATCAGTGTAGCAAGTATAAACACTATATTAGAGAATAGAGTAGCAGGTCAGAGAACAGCACCAACAGACAGAGAACAATTCTTCCCAGGTGACCAAACATTTGCTAGAGTACCAGTGATTAATGGTACTACATTTGACTTTGGTAGAGAATATACAGGTGGTGGCGGCTACGGAGGCGGCGGAGGCGGTGGCCGAGGCCGTGGCGGCGGCGGAGGTCGTAACCAACAACAAAGATAAAGATATAAAGGTTTAAAGATATGAAGATAAGAAAAGCAACAATACAAGATTTCGATAGAATAATGGAAATGATGATAGACTTTGCAAACAGTAGCCCATATGAAGCACATCATAATCCACAATATGGAGATACATGGGTAAGAAGACTATTATGTAAATTCATGGCAGGTGGATGTATACTACTTGCAGAACATGATGACAAAATAATAGGTATGCTTATAGGAGATATATCACCAGATCCATGGTTACCAGAGATTAAAACACTTCGCGAAGTAGCGTGGTGGGTAGATGAAGAACATAGAATGACTAGTGCAGGATATAAATTATTATTAAAGTATATCAAGATAGGAAAAGCACTACAAGAAGCAGGTGAAATACAAGGCTTCACACTAACAAATATGGAACAGTCACCTGACTTTGACTTAGAAAGCAGAGGTTGGCGTCCCATAGAAAAGAATTATATATACGAAGGATAACATATGGCAGTCTTTACAGCAATAGCAAGTGCAATAGTAGGAGTAATAACAGGTGCCGGCTTTGCCGCAACATTTGCCGCGGCAGGTACATTAACATTAGGTGGTATTGCAACCAGTATACTTGCTGGTGGTATCGCAATGGCAACATCTAAAGCCTTAGGTGTATTTAAAGCACCAACAATGGCTAGTGCAAAAGATCCAGGAGTTAAAGTACAGGTAGCACCAGGCACAGACAACAAAGTGCCTGTGTTCTATGGTAAGAACTTAACAGGTGGACTAATTGTAGATGCTGGTATCAGTAATCAAAACGATACAATGACTTATGTTATAGTACTAGGTGAGAAAACAGACACTGGTACATACACAGTAGGTAAACAATACAGAGGTGATCAGCAACTTAACTTCGGCGTTGGCGCAAGTAGTCATATAGTAACATCAGTTACTGATGCTAATGCAACAAGTACTAACAAAGTTAATGGTAAGATGCGTGTGAGAATGTATGCTGGTGGTACTGCCGCTAGTGATCAAATATTCCCAGCAAGTGGTAACCAAGTTGCCGCAACCACTATGTTAAGTACTATCAATGCAAACACCAGTTACGAAGGTCTAGTGTATGTTGTGTTCCAAATAGACTATGATGCTGAAGAAGGATTAACAGGCCTAGGACAATATACCACAGAAATAACAAACAGTCTAAAAGAACCAGGTGCTGTGTTAAATGATTACTTATTAAACAGCAGATATGGTGCAGGACTTAGTAGCAGTGACATAGATGCAACTAGCATTGCCGACTTAACTGCTTATTCTACAGAACAAGTAGATTTTACACTAGTAGGTGGTGCAACATCACAACACGATAGATGGGAAATTAATGGTATGTTAGGTACATATAGTGATGTATTTACTAATATCGATCAGATATGTCAAGCATGTAGTACATTCTTCACATACAACCCTAAAGTAGGTAAGTTCCAAGTAGTACCTAACAGAACAGCAACTGCGACTGAAGTATCCAATGCATACATATTTGATGATGACAATGTAATCGGCGCTATAGATGTTACATCAACACAGTTGTATTCGCAATACAACGAACTAGAAGCAGAATATCCAGATGGTACAGAAAGAGATCAAACATCAACTATCTATATAAGCACACCTAGTGGTGAACTCAATGCAAACGAGCCTACTAATAAATTAACAACAAGATTTCCTATATGTAACGACCCAGCTCGTGTTACTAACCTTGCACAAATAGACTTAAGACAAAGTAGAAAGGATCTAGTAGTACAATTGGATGCTGACTATGCCGCAATACAATCCGATGTAGGAGATATAGTTAAGTTAACAAACGCAACATATGGTTTTACAGAAAAGTTATTCCGTGTTATGCGTGTAACAGAAAAAGAATCTGAATCAGGTATGCTCAGTGTATCAATACAATTATTAGAGTATGATGCTAGTGTGTATACTCATGTTGTAGTACAAGACACCGCGGACTTACCACCAACAGGTGTACCAGGATGGTGGACAGGAATATGGGGCAACATTGATTATTCAAACATAGCAAACATTATTGGTAATATAACCATTGTAGATGATCCATTAGGTAATGTAGCAAATGTTGTAGATCCTCCAACAGGTAATGT